CAGGCGATCAGGGCGCAGCCTCCGCCACAGGCAATCGGGGCGCAGCCTCCGCCACAGGCAATCAGGGCGCAGCCTCCGCCACAGGCTATCTGGGCGCAGCCTCCGCCACAGGGAAAGCCGGTGTGGCGCTCGCGGCCGGCCTCGAATGTAAAGCAATGGGTGCTCTTGGCTGCGCGATCTGCTGCGTCGAGCGCGGCGAGTGGGACGGAAATACATATCCGATCATTGCAGTCAAGGCAGCGATTGCCGACGGCGAGAAGATCAAGTCTGATACCTGGTATCGGCTGGAGAACGGGGAATTTGTGGAGGTGGGGTAAATGCTCGATACAATCTCCACGGCGAAGATGAGCCGCGAAGAATGGCTGGAGGAACGCAGAAAGTCCATCGGCGGGAGTGACGCGGCGGCTGTTATCGGCATGAGCCGCTTTGCAAGCCCGTACACGGTATGGATGGACAAGACTGGGCGTCTTCCGGAAAAGGAAGACACAGAGGCTATGCGGATTGGCAGAGATCTTGAGGAGTATGTTGCGAAGCGTTTTGAGGAAGCGTCCGGGAAAAAGGTGCGGCGCTGCAACTACATCATTCGGAACCCCGCGTATCCGTGGGCGCACGCAGACATTGACAGGCGAATTTCCAGTGAAAATGCAGGGCTGGAATGCAAGACAACCTCGACGCTTGACATTCGGCAGTTCAACGGCGTGGATTTCCCGGAGAAATATTATTGCCAGTGCGTGCACTATCTGGCTGTCACTGGCCTTGACCGTTGGTATTTGGCGGTTCTCGTATTCGGGCGCGGATTCTTTACATACACGCTCGAGCGCGATGAGGCGGAAATCTCCGCGCTGATGGAGGCGGAGAAGCTTTTTTGGCGGTGCGTCGAGGAAGACACCCCGCCTGCACCGGACGGTTCGGAGGCGACGACGGACGCGATCAGCACGGTTTATGCCGACAGCAGCGGCGAACAGCTTGATTTGTTCGGACGCGAACAGCTGCTATCTGAGTATATGCAGATCAAACGTCAGGCGGCGGCACTGGCGGAGCGCAGCCGCGAGATTGAAAACACGATCAAGATCGATATGGGCACGGCAGAGCGGGCCGCCTGCAACGGCTACAATGTATCTTGGAAGCAGCAAAGCAGGCAGACGTTCCAGCCAAAAGCCTTTAAAGAGGCATACCCGGATATCGATTTGACGCCGTTCTATAAAACGGTGCAGGCCCGGCCATTCAAAATTACAGAAATGAAACAGGAGGAAGAATCATGAACAAAATCCAGCAGGCAACCGCGCAGACAGCTATGAAGGCACAGAGCGGCGGAAATCCGACAATGCAGCAGTATATCAAGCAGATGGAGGGTGAGATCAAGAAAGCGCTTCCCTCCGTTATGACGCCGGAACGGTTCACGCGGATCACGCTTTCCGCGCTTTCCACGAATCCAAAACTGGCGCAGTGTACACCGCAATCTTTCCTCGGCGCGATGATGACTGCCGCGCAGCTTGGCTTGGAGCCGAACACGCCGCTTGGGCAGGCATACTTGATCCCGTATTGGAACGGGAAGCAGAACCGTCTTGAATGTCAGTTCCAGCTTGGGTACAAAGGCATGATTGATCTTGCATACCGCTCCGGCGAGATCCAGACGATCCAAGCACAAGTCGGACACTCAAACGATACGCTGATTGCCGAGTATGGCACAGAATGCATCCTGAAATTTATCCCGAAGCTTAACGGAGATCGCGGCGACCCGGTGAACGTCTGGGCCATGTTCAAGACAAAGGACGGCGGCTACGGCTTCGAGATCATGACGCTGGACGATGTTCGCGCCCATGCGCAGAAGTACAGCAAGGCATACGGTTCCGGCCCGTGGCAGACCAACTTCGAAGAGATGGCAAAAAAGACTGTTCTGAAAAAGGTTCTGAAATACGCGCCGATGAAGTCCGAATTTGTTCGGCAGATCGCACAGGACAGCACGGTCAAGACGGAGATCAGCGACGATATGTTCAGCGTTCCTACTGTTGTCGCAGATGCGGAAATGGTAGACAATATGCCTGTTGACCAGACTACAGGTGAGGTCATGGAGGGCAACGCAAATGCTGAATAAAATCGTCCTGATGGGCCGCCTGACCCGTGACCCGGAGCTTCGGCAGACGCAAAGCGGAAATTCTGTTGCATCCTTCACGCTTGCCTGCGACCGCGATTTTGCGGCGCAGGGCGCGGAGAAGGAAACGGACTTCGTGGATATCGTCGCATGGCGCGGCACGGCTGAGTTCGTCAGCAAGTATTTCTCCAAGGGCCGCATGGCCGTGGTGTCTGGCCGTTTGCAGATCCGCAACTGGGAAGACAAGGACGGGAACAAGCGCAAAACGGCAGAGATCGTCGCAGAAAGCGTTTATTTCGGCGACAGCAAGCGGGACGGGCAGAATGCTTCTGCCGCTGCACCGGCCTCTTCGGAGTTCAAGCCGCTGCCGAGCACAACGCCGGTTCCGTTCTCTGCGCCGGATATGCCGCAGATGGAGATCGGCGACGACGACCTGCCGTTCTGAGGGCTGACGGATGGGAGATAAAAAGGAATACGTCAAGCTGTGGCTGAGTTACAGGAGCTATTTCGAGGCGTACAGTGCCGCTGAGGTGGGGCGCTTGGTGCTGGCCGCGATGGATTATCGCGAGTCGGGAGCAGAGCCAGAGTTCAGCGGGAGTGAGCGTTTCATTTGGCCTGCGATTCGACGGGACATTGACGAATCCGTAGCGGCTCAAAAAGCCATCTCCGCGTCCAGAAGCGAGGCAGGAAAGCAGGGCGGTCGGCCTGAATCCGAAAAAGCAAACGCTTTTGACGAAAGCAACGAAAAGCAAAAAAAGCAAATGCTTTCCGATGAAAGCAAAAAAAGCTATGGACAAAGGACAAGGACAAAGGAAAAGGACATGGACAGTATTCTTTCCCCCCTACCCCCCACGCTGCGCGAAGCAGTTGAAAAATGGGTGGCGTACAAGGGCGAACGACGGGAGGAGTATAAGCCTGTCGGCCTGCAAAGCCTTGTTACGCAGATCACAAAGGCTGCGGAGGAATACGGCGAGGAAGCCATGATCGACGTGATAACCCGTTCTATGGCCGCAAATTACAAGGGGATCGTGTTTGACTGGCTGAAAGAGACCAGCACACGCCCTGCGGCGCTCGGCCGCGCTGCAAAGCCCGGCTACGGCGTACAGGGACACCATGACGAGCTGAATCCACTGGAACGTGCGGCTGTGGACAGGGTGATGGGGCCGGTGTCAAAGGGCGCTGCCCGATTGCAGCAAGGCGTGCAGCGCCACGGGGACGAACTTGATGCGTTCCAGCTGGAGGCAGTCGAGCGAATGCTTGGGGAAAACAAGGAGGATAATACATGAGATTTGTTTGCGACTGCTGCCACGATCTGACGAACATCGAGGCCGACCGGATGGAGATCCAGGGCGACAAGCTGATAGTGTACAGCCGGGGCAAGCTGGTGTACGTTGCGGATCTCGGCCAGATCATGCTGGCGAAGCTGACGCCGGGGAGGGATGAGGCAAAATGAGAGCCACGAAAGACGGTGAGTTTCGCAGCAGCGTCTACACACAGCGTCCGCCGTATGCTGATTTTGAAGCGCCTGCGAAGTTTCAGGCGATACAGAGCATTATTGCAAAGCGCCTGAAGGAGCATCCGAATGCGATGTGCTCTTATTCTGGCGGCAGCGATAGCGACATCATGATCCACATGATCGAGACGGCCCGCAAGATCTTCGGTCTGCCGCCGATCAAGTATTACTTCTTCGAAACGGGCCTTGAAATGGAGGCCACGCGGCGGCACGTCAGGGAAACGGCAGAGCTGTACGGCGTGGAGATCCAGACTGTCCGTCCGAAGAAGAACATTGTGCAGGCGACGAGAGAATACGGGCAGCCGTTCGTCTCAAAGATCATGTCTGCTGGGCTGGAAGCCGTGCAAAAAAAGAACATTCCGCTCACCATCGCGGATGAATACGATCAGGCGGGAGACAAGTCGGCGAAGCGGAAGGAACTGAAAGAGCGATATCCGGGCTGTGAGCAGGCAATCAATTTCCTCTGCTGCTGCAATTCGGCAGGCGAACCGCGCCCGAATATCCAGCTTGTTATCAACAGTTCAAAGTACATGCTTGATTTCATCAAGGAAAATCCGATCCCGTTCCGCGTCAGCAATCACTGCTGCGACATCTGCAAAAAGCAGCCCGCACACGCCATTGAAAAGCAGTTTGATATGGTGATTACCGGAGAGCGCCGCGACGAGGGCGGAATGCGTTCCGTGCCGCGCAGCGACAGCTCGACGATGTGCTTCACCGAGACGGCAGCAGGCAAGTTCCGACTCAGGCCGCTGTACTACGTCTCAGACGCGGACAAACAGTGGTACAAGGACTACTACGGCATCCGATATTCGGACGCTTACGAAGTCTACGGCCTCAAGCGAACGGGCTGCTGCGGCTGCGCGATCTCGGCAAGAGCCGCGTCCGATCTGGAACTCATACGCCCATATGAACCGAACGTCGTCAAGGCGGCATGGGCGATCTTCGGTGACAGTTACAGGTATCGCGCGAAGTACAACGAGTATAAGGCTATGCGGCGGGAAATGGAGAAAGCTGCAAAGCGGCCAGACGATTGCACGGAGCAACTGCCCGGCCAGATGGTTCTTAGTGAAATGAAGGAGGACACGCAATGACGGATCAAGAGATCGTGCAGGCGCTGCGGCAATGCGCCAAAAGTGACTGCTCAAGTTGTGGGATGTGCCCGATTTTCCCAGATAGGGAGTGCGTCGAGCATTTAGCCGCCGCGGACGCCAGTCTGATCGAGCGTCTGACCGCCGAGAACGCGGCGCTGCGGGAGAAGGTGCCGCAGTGGATCAGCGTGGAGGACAGACTGCCAATAGACCGTCTCAGCAAATATCTCGTTGCTTTTCGGGACGCGGGCGGCTCGATTGTAGATATGGCAAGATACTTTACGAGCGACGGATGGACGTGCGATAACTGGGAGGTACCGCAGAACTTGATTACTCACTGGATGCCGCTGCCGGAAGCGCCGGAGGCACACAATGGAAAAGAAAATTCTTGATGTTACGTGCGGTTCCCGCACGATCTGGTTCAACAAAACACATCCGGCCGCAGTGTATTGCGATAGCAGGCGCGAATCATACACTGGAATCTGGAAAAGCACGAAGAATGATTCTGAACGGCAATGTGTGATTGCGCCGGATATACAATGCGATTTCACGAACCTGCCGTTTGCAGATGAAACATTTTCACTTGTGGTTTTCGATCCTCCGCACCTGAAACACGTCGGAGAAAATGCTTGGCTGCGGAAAAAGTACGGTGCGCTGGGAGAAGACTGGCCGAAAATGCTGCATGACGGTTTCCGTGAGTGTATGCGCGTGCTGAAACCGGACGGCGTTTTGATATTCAAATGGGCGGAAACGCAAATACCGTCCGGGGAAGTGTGGGAAGCAATCGGAGAACGTCCGCTGTTCGGGCACCGAAGCGGGAAGAAATCCCAAACATTTTGGGGCTGTTTTATGAAGCTCGAAGCGCCAGAGGAAGGAGAATGAAATACTTCGCAATACAGGGACGGTGGGACATTGAAACGTACCCGTTCTGCCCATGCGTGGAAAGTTCCATAGGCAAAACCGTATTCCGCACCCGCGAGGAAGCAGAGAAGGCTTTGCGTGAAATCCAAGGGAAGGAGGATGCCGATGGAGCGACTGACAAGCCGGAATGAAGATTGTGTTTCGGTAAATGGGCACGGTCTGTACCACTTAACGATGACCGAAGTCGTTCAGATGGCAGATCGACTTGCGGCCTACGAGGACACGGGGATTGAGCCGGAGGAAGTAACCGCTCTGGGGAAACTGTTTGATTACGCGCTGAAAGAATCAAAAACGCTGACTGAGCAGCTTACATTGCTCCATCACATCCGCGAGCTTGCCGAAGCCGACAGAGACGGGCGCGTCCTGATTCTGCCGTGCAAGCTGGGTACAAAAGTCTATCGAATCCGCTACAAAATCGCTGATTACCCGGACGAACCGGATCTGGAAATTGCAGACACATGGTTTACGCCGGAATATCGTGAGGACATCGGTAAAACCGTATTTTTGACCCGCGCTGAAGCCGAGCGGGCGATTCAGGAAATGGAGGGAAAGAAGGATGATTAAAAACAGAGTGTGTTTTACCGTCCGAGGAGAGTTCGGAGCGCAGATGAGCTTCGAGTCAAAAAACACGATCCCGTATGAAGATCTGTGCAAGTGTATCAATAAAGATACGCTGATAGAGCTGATGTGCCTCGACGGTCTTGGCTATACCGGTGACGATATTCAGTTTATCACGCCAGAAGAATACGACGAGCACTTTGGAGATGACGAAGATGGCTGACGAATACATCAGCCGCGAAGCGGCGCTGAAAGATTTTGAAGCCTGCAACGCGGAAAATCCGAACTGGACGCCGCAGCGGGTGAAAACGCTCCTGCTGCGTCAGCCCGCCGCCGACGTTGCGGAGGTGGTGCATGGAGAGTGGCTGCGAGCAGATGATGACTGGAATAGCCTCACAACAATTCAGTGCTCCCTTTGCAGCGAAGAGTGGTGCTTTGAGACGGACGATGATGTGAGCTTACTGAATTACAAATACAGCCCCAACTGCGGGGCGAAGATGGATGGAGGTAACGACAACGTTTCAGATTGAGCTTTTATCCGGCGGCGTTTTCTGGGTATACGCAGTATACCCGCAGAATAGCGCGTTTTTGATTTGGAAAGATGACTGCTGGGTTTGGATGGAGGCGGATATGTGCAAGCCGTATGTCCTGCCGTGGATGGGCAGCGCCTATCCGGGAGGTGTGACGCAAGATGAAACCACGCAGATCATTGACGGATGTTGCACCGCCTGCGGTGAACTTATGGACTGCTGCGAAGCGGCAGAATATAAGTTTTGCCCGTATTGCGCGAAACGGATAGTATGAAAGGCTTGCGGTTTGCTCGTGGTAGCGCGAAAGGAGGGAAGCTGATGCAGGATTGCTGCCTGACTTGCAAGAATCTGGAATACAGAAATAACTACGTTTATCCGTACCGGTGCTTGAAGCACAAGGCCGAACGGTTCTCGGACAAGGAACTGGAGAGAATGTTCTTTTCTGGTGAGGAATGCGTAGACTTTGCGCGAATGAGCATGGATGATATTTTAGGAGGGTCTACGAATGAATAAGCCAACAAACGCAACCGAAATGCGGGAACTCCTGCTGGACTACATCGACGCGCTGCTTCTGGGCGGTATCCCGAAAGTGGAGTTTGACGCGCCAAAAGAAGAACCGGATGTCGAAAAGGCAGCGGCGGAGATGGCCGAGACGGTGAAGAATTTCAAGGGTCTGCGCAGAGACGAATACCAGCTGCTGCTGAACGGCGTATCGATCCTGTACGGCGAAAAACGGAAGACTGCGACGGAGCGCTGCTATGCGCTTTTCTGGGAAGTCCAGAAGATGCAGTCTGTCACCGGGCAGCTGGATAAATGCTATTTGATGCTGCAAATGTTGGACTGTGCGACGAATAAATTTAAATCAAGCATCGCCCCGATTATGCCGTTCGGAATTTAAGGAGGTGAAATAAAAATGGCTATTGCTTTCCCGTGGGGAGCAGTTGTAGCCGCCGGTATCGCGGCGAACAATATGCTCAGACACAACGAAGAAGACCGCCGCAAGCGTGAAAAAGAGCGGCGGAGAAAGGAAGAGCAGGAGGCGAAAAAGCGTGGGAACGATTCTAGCGATTGACCCCGGAAATACGCAATCCGGCTATGTGGTGGTCGAGCACGACGGCGAAGAAATTCGCCGCGTGCTGGAGGCCGGGAAGATCGAGAACCCGGCAGTGACTGATATGCTGGATCGGAAGCTTTATGCGAACTGCATAGACGTTGCAATCGAGATGATCGCGGGCATGGGCATGACGGTCGGACAAGAGGTGTTCGACACCTGCGTCTGGGTCGGGCGATTCTGGGAAATTGCATTGAGATCTGGCGGATATGAGCCGAAAAGGATATACAGGCGAGAAGAAAAGCTATACCTGTGCGGCCGCCTGAGCGCGAAGGATAAGAACATTCGGCAGGCCCTAATAGACAGGTATGGAGTTGTCGGAACAAAAGCAAATCCGGGGTTTTTCTACGTGAATGGCGTCAAATTTGCAAAGGATATGTGGGCGGCGATGGCGGTAGCCGTGACGTATTTCGATAAGTACATCAAGGGGGTAAAGCTTTGAACAAGACGCAGCGAAAGCCGCCAAGACCGCCGATGCAGCTGACGTGCGATGCCTGCGGGAAAACGTTTATGCGCGCACCGTCCAAGTACAAGGCAAAATACAATTTTTGCAGCGAGGCGTGCGCCTGGGCGGCACATGGGGAAGCTGTGACGGGCCGGGCGGAGCGCGTGCAGATCCTGATCACGTGCTCGATCCCGGTATACCCGGAAATGCGGCCTGTCTGCGGACGGGTGTATCCTGCCGAGAAATACAAATACAGGACAAACCGGACGGGCTATGTCGTTGCGGTAAACGGCAAGCGCGTATGTGTGAGGGTGGACGAATGCAGGGAAATCTAGGGCTCACACCGGTGCAGGCTCCGTGCAAAGGCTGTGCGGATAGGCATACCGGCTGCCACACGGACTGCACCCGATACATAGCATTCCGCCGGGAGGCGGACAGATACAAGCAGGAGCAATCAAAGGACGCAGCGAGATATGCAACAACAAGGGGCTGTATGCGGACGCTGCACGATGCGAACCGCGCAAAGCGCGAAGGGAGGCAACATTACTGATGAGCACGCCGCGATACGGCTGGTGGGCCTATGCAAAATGGATGATCCGCAGCTATAAGGGCGGCGGGCCGATGACGAAGGCCGAGCGCGCTGCCGTTGCGGATGCAATCGCGGAGACGGAACAGCTCGTTGACGGCGCGGAGCGACTCCGGCTCATAGACTTGGTTCTTTGGAAGCGGACGCACACCTTACAGGGCGCTGCGATGGCGGTTTATGTGTCCGAACGCACCGCACAGGAGTGGCACAGGCAATTTATTCGCCTTGTGGGGCAAAAAAGAGGGCTTTTATGAAAAAGTCTGCGTCCCAGAGCCAAATTTAACATTTACTATAAGGGCGTAGAGATCAACTCTACGCCCTTCTTCATCGGCACCGCAGCGTTCTGCGGAAACCTCATCCTCCTGTTCTCGTGTTCTCCGGTGTGAATAAATATATTTATTCACACACGGAGACACGAGAACGAAAGAACGAGGCAGAAAGGAGCGGCTATGGCGAGTTTGCGCGCCCTTGCACACAAGCTGCAAACAGCGCTCTTGTACAACGGAATCAAAATAAAAATCAATCAAATGCAGACCTATTCCGCGAAAAATGACAGGATGGTGACGAAATACATGGTTTACGAATATCGACCTGATGAAAAGCCGAAGAACGTCACTCTGCTGGAAACGTACCAGATTGCGGATGTGGTGAAGCTGCTGGCCGGGCTTTACAGCGATGGCGGATGAAAAACTTACGCCGAAGCAGAGACGATTCTGCGAAGAATATCTGAAATCCGGAAACGCGACAGAAGCAGCGAAAAAGGCCGGGTACAAAGAAACATCATGCAGAGTGATTGCGGCAGAAAACCTGTCAAAACCAGCTATTTCTGCGTATATAAAGCGCAGGCTGGACGAACAGGAAGCGGCGCTTGTCGCAGATTCCAACGAAATTCTGAAATTTTACACTGCCGTCATGCGCGGGGAGGTCAAAGACCAGTTCGGCATGGACGCATCGCTGTCCGACCGGCTGAAAGCCGGTGACAGTCTCATGAAGCGATACGCGGCAGCTTCCGACCGCAACAGGACGACAATGGAGAAGCTTGATTCGATGCTGAAGGAGTTCCAAGATGCTGTTAAGTCCGAAACAACGTGAATTTGTAAAATACGGGACGCATCGATGGAACTTCAAGGGCGGAGCCACCAGAAGTGGGAAGACTTACCTCGATTTTCGATGGATCATACCGATCCGGATTCGTGAGCGAATCGGAAAAGATGGTCTGGCCGTCATTCTCGGCGTAACAAAATCCACGATTGAGCGAAATGTGCTGGAGCCGATGCGGAACCTGTATGGCGATATGCTTGTCGGAACAATCTCCAGCGACAACACAGCGTGGATTTTCGGGGAAAAGTGCTATTGCCTCGGTGCGGAAAAGGTTTCTCAGGTTTCAAAGATCCGCGGCGCGTCGATTAAATATTGCTACGGCGACGAGGTCGCGGACTGGTCGGAAGAAGTCTTCGCGCTGCTAAAAAGCCGTCTTGATAAGGAATACTCCTGTTTTGATGGGACGTTCAATCCGCAATATCCTGACCACTGGCTGAAAAAATTCCTTGATAGCAACGCGGACATTTTCAGCCAGACATACACAATAGACGACAATCCGTTCCTGCCGGAATCTTTTAAAGAAAATCTGAAAAAAGAATACGAAGGGACGGTTTATTACGACCGCTACATTCTCGGCCTCTGGAGAATCGCCGAGGGTCTGGTTTACCCAATGTTTGATCGGGCCAGAAACGTCACGAGTGAGCGGGGCGGGCCGGGGCGGTACTGGATCTCATCGGACTACGGCACACAGAACCCTACCGTCTTTGCATTGTGGCGGGAATATGGCGGCAAGGCCGTCATGGAGAAAGAATATTACCACAGCGGGCGCGAGAGCGGGCGGCAGAAGACTGACGAAGAATATTATCAGGATTTAGAGGCATTCGCGGACGGATACCGCATTGAGCGTGTCGTGCTCGACCCATCGGCAGCGTCCTTTGCCGAGTGCATCCGGCGGCACGGAAAGTTTTCTGTATGGAAAGCAAACAACGCCGTGCTGGACGGCATTCGCTTCACGGGGGCCTGCATCAAAAGCGGCATAATCAAATTCCATGAGAGTTGCAAAAACGCGTTTCGGGAATTTGGCCTTTATAGCTGGGACAAAGACGCAGGAGAAGACCGCGTGATAAAAGAAAACGACCACGTGTGCGATAGTATCCGCTATTTTTGCATGACCGTTTTGAGGAGAGAAATCAAGAAATGAGCCTTTTGACAAACATTCGAGGGTGGTTCCGGAATATGCTTTTCCCGCAGGCGGTGGCCGAGCGGGAATTCGGCGTATCTCCGGCAGTCAGCCAGAAGATGGAGCAGAATATAAGCCTCTGGTACGCGATGTTTATTGGAAATCCACCCTGGCAGACGTGCGATGTCATTGCTGTCGGGCTTCCGGCGGCGATCTGCCGGGAGATCGCGCGACCGACGCTGGCCGAGCTGACGGCTAACATCACCGGCAGCGCCCGTGCGGATTATCTGAAAGACTGCTTTGAGCGGGCGGAAGAGAATTTTCACAGCGCCTTAGAACTGGGGCTTGCGCTCGGCGGCGTGGCATTTAAGCCGTATATCTACGGTGAGCAGCTGCTGGTCGACGTGACCGGCGCGGCGGCGTTCCAGCCGACGAAATTTGACCCTGCCGGGCGCTGCATCGGAGGCGTCTTCCGGGACAAGCCCGCGAAAGTGGGCGGGAAGTATTATATCCGCCTCGAATCGCACGAGCTGGACGGCACGACCTATACGATCCGCAATAAAGCATATTACAGCGACACCTCCGGCACGGTCGGCGCGGAAGCACCCCTGAATGCCGTCCCAGAATGGGCGGACATTCAGCCGGAAATCACGATCCAGAATATGAGCGGGCCGCTCTTCGCGTACTTCCGACCGCCTGCGGCCAACACAACGGACGCAAACAGCCCCTGCGGAATGTCCGTCTACGGAGACGCGGCTACTGTGCAGCTGATCAAGCAGGCCGATGAGCAGTGGGAGCGCCTGCGCTGGGAATATCGCTCCAGCGAGCGCAAAGTCCTGATGGATGGCACGAGTTCGACTGCGGATATGTTCAACAAGCGTATGTTTGAACTGGGACCGTTCTCCCCTAGCGGCGAATTCTTTCAGTACATCGAGCCGCAGATCCGCGACGAAGCAATCTACCGAGGTTTCCAGAATACGCTTCGCCGTATCGAGTTCAACGTCGGATTGGCTTATGGAGATATTTCCGATCCGCAGACCATCGAGAAGACGGCGACGGAGATACGCAACAGTAAGCAGCGCAAATATGTGCTGATCGGCAGCATTCAAACGGCGCTTGAACATACGTTTGACAGTCTGCTCTACGCGCTCGATACATACGCGACGCTCTACAACCTCGCGCCTGCCGGGACGTACAACGCAGAATATGATTGGGGCGATTCCATCCTTGACGACGCTGAGAAGAAGGAACAAGAGCGGGCAAACGACCGACTTGACCTCGCTGACGGAATTCTGAACCACTGGGAATACCGCGCGAAATGGTACGGCGAGGACGAAGCGACTGCAAAGAAAATGCTTCCGAGAGCGCAGGATATGGTAACTGAACAGCAACAGGAGGTAGAGTGATGGGAGGAAGAGGAAGTTCCGGGGGGGTAGCAAAAAACGAAGTTATCCCTACGGAACAAAGAATTAGGGTTCCGTATTCAGAATACAAGGATGTATACGAGAAAGAATCGCACAAGGTATACAATTCTTATGATTCCAACAACAAAACAATCGAAATAGATGTAAATCCACGAATATATGAGATATCTAAAATCATGCCGGATAGCTTTTACCAGCAGTTACTGGATGGGTACAAAGCTGGCATAAAAGCAGATAGCAAAGAAGGAAAGAAACAAAAAGCGTTCTATGCACGAGTTGTGCATGATCGTTATAGAAAGATTGCAAGTAAGGGCGGAAAGATGAGAAAGGACGCCCCAGAGTGGCAGAAAAAAGCATTTAACATAGCCGTCTACGGGAAAAAGTGATCAGAATTAACGGAGGTACAAAACGATGGGAGGAAGAGGTGGAGCCGGTGGCGGCATTGGAGCCGGAGAATCTGGGCGTGGGCGCGGTATGAGCCTTGCGCGGTTTTTGTCACAGCAGGATATTAACCGAGCAAACGCTGCGTCTGTCACTGATATGGGCGATATTATCAGGCGCACATTTGAGCGCAACGCTGCTGAAATCAATGGGCTTGAGCTGTCGGACGCTGAAAAGAAAGACGCCGTAAAGCAGATGGCAACTCTCGCAACAACGGCACTAAAAACGGCGGCAGGAGCAGTCAATCCTTATGCAAGCGGGCCTGCGCGCCTGACAACGGCGCAGAAAACAGGAAGCGCCGCAGACAGAGCTGCAAGAGCGCGCGGTGAAATGGATAGCTACATGCGGAAATTGCGTGACCAGTCCAGTAAAAACCGCAAAGCAGCAGAAAACAAGGCGTTTTCCAATGCCTTTGTAACAGCGCAAAAGTCCGGTGCGTTGGAAGTTACGGTAAACGGCAAGAAATACCGCAGAACTAACAAGCGCAGCGGTACATGGCGTCCGGTATGATTAACTTTGAAAATCTCGACAAGTTCACATTCCCCGGCGTTGGAAAGTACGACATTCCGCAGATCGAGCCGGTCAAGGCATATCCGCATGGCGAATTTATCCCTGTGAATTACCATTACACAGCAAAAGACCAGGCAAGCAAAATCGTTCATTTCTTTGTGGACGATTACCAATTCATTCGATATTGGAACACGCCGGACAAGTACATTCCGAAACTGTTGCAGTTTGCGGCGGTGTGTGCGCCGGACTTCTCCACATACACAGATATGCCGCTTGCAATGCAGGTATACAATCACTATCGTAAACACTGGCTTGCGGCATACTGGCAGCTTCACGGCATGACGGTTTATCCGACAATCTCATGGAGCGATGAGAATAGTTATGACTGGTGCTTTGACGGTGAACCTGTCGGCGGTGTTGTGGCGGTTTCCTCGGTGGGAACGCAGGCAAACGCTGAAAGCAAGCGCCTGTTCCTGCGCGGCTACGAAGAAATGATGAAACGGCTATCCCCGGAATGGGTGATATTCTACGGGAAAGTGCCGGAAGAATGCGACTGGAATTTGATACGGGTAAAGCCGCACTATGATGATATTGTGAAACGGAGGAAAGCAAAATGGGCGGACGTGGAGGCGCAGGCGGAGCTGGAGACCGCGGAAAATCCGGAAGAATCCCTGCCGGAGGCAGCAAAGATGGAACCATTATTGGAGGCAAGCCGAGGGAAATAGAATCCTATATGCGCGAAGCCAGAGGGTGGAGCCCTGCATACCATCACGACGAAATCTTGGAAGCGAAGACGGATGGAAACGGAAACCTGACATTCAGCTATGCAAAAGCGGATTCTTATGAAAAAACCGCAAAAACAAATAGAACTGTGAACACGAAGTACATAATTCAAGCCGGGGCAATAAACGGGGAAACGTTTGGTATTGACTGGTCTAAGGTGCAATCGATTTCGGGGCAAACGTACAATTTGCGCAATGTTGCAAAAGCCAATGGCTTATCATGGGATGGGAAGAAAAAGCAATGGCGGCGCAAGAAATAACAAATGAAATACCCATTTACTCCTGAATTACTTGACGCCCTCCCGGAAGAACTGGCAGAATTGTTCCGTGCTCTTGAAATAACGCTGCTGGAAGAAATCTGCTCCCGGCTTAAAGCTGCGGATGAGCTGAACGAGGTAACGGTGCAGGATATTCGGGCGCTGCGGTCACACGGCATCGACCTCAAGAAGATCAGAAAGGAGATCCAGAAGACGGCGGATATCGGCGAGGAAAAGCTGAACAAGCTGCTGGACGACGTTGTAGAGCGCAATCAGCGCTATTACAACGGCCTTATCACGCTGGCCGATGTGACAAAGCCTGACCGGCTGGTAGACGCCTCCGATATCGACGCGATCCGCAGGCAGACGCTCGGAGAATTCCGAAATCTGACGCAATCTTTGGGGTTTTTAGTGGACAATGGCCAGAGAATGCTTCCGCCTGCGCAAGCATATCAGTGGGCCCTAAATTCGTCAACGCTGCAAATTCAGAGCGGGGCGATCAGCTATAATCAGGCGATTGCCAACGCCGTCAAGCAGCTGGCAGAAAGCGGAATCAAAGTTGTGGACTATGAGAGCGGGCACACAGATCAAATCGACGTGGCTGCCCGCAGGGCCGTTATGACAGGTGTAGCTCAAATCTGCGACAAGTATTCCGACCAGTCGGCGGAATATCTGGATACCCGGTATTTTGAGATCACAGCCCACTCCGGCGCACGAGACAAGCCCGGCCCGTCCCCGTGGTCGAGCCACAAGGATTGGCAAGGGAAAATTTATTATAAAAGCGAAAACGGAGAGCCTGACCCGCTTGGGCAGTACAAGGATCTCGTGGAGACGACTGGCTACGGCTATGTAGACGGCCTGACCGGAGCAAATTGCCGACACTACAAACACGCATTTCTCCCCGGCATTATGGAGCCTACCTATTCCGAAGAGCAGCTGGAGCACATCGACGACGGCCTCGGCTGTGAGTTCGACGGGAAGAAATATACTGCATATGAAGCAACCCAGATGCAGCGCAGGCTTGAGCGGGAAATCATAAAGCAAAAAAAGCTGAAAAAAGCCTACAAAGCATCAGGCCAAAAGGATAAGGAGACTGCCGCAACAGCCAAGCTGCGCCGCCTGAACACGAAATACCATGATTTTAGCAAGGCCGCAGGGCTGCCAGAGCAGCCGGAGAGAATGAAGGTGTTATATGATTGACGAAAAACTGAAAGCCGCCATTGAGCGGGCGCTTGCCGCCGGGTTCCGCGTTCAGCTGAAGCGCATGAAGGACGGAACAGTCAAGGCGCAGATCATCAAGGCGGAAGAGCTGAAAAAGTAATACAGATACCGCAGCACAATCGAGTGCGCGGAATGGCACGATGAGCCAACTACTGAGATTATCTTAGTGGTTGGCTCTTTTTGTTTCGGTAAAAACCGCATGAGCGGGGTTTATACAAAAAATTGGCTATCTGCAAGCCTAAAAGTGCAGGCGGGAGGTCATGGCGACGACCTAAAAAGCCTATCCCGTAAGGAGAAACCATGAAAAAAGAAGAATTGCTGAGCATTGGCCTGACAGAAGAGCAGGCGGACAAGGTTTTTGCCATGAACGGCAAGGACATTGAGAAGCACAAAAAGGCCGCAGAGGACGCAAAGGCGGACAAAGAGGCCGTGGAAAAGCAACTGGCCGACCGCAACAAGGACATCGAAGACCTGAGGAAGTCCAGCGGGGACGCTGAGAGCGTTCGCAAGCAACTCGAAGACCTTCAGGGCCGGTACACCAAGGAAACCGAAGATTACAAGGCGCAGCTGGCAAGCCGGGACTACGCCGACGCCATGAACCGCGCGATTACGGCCAAGGGCGTCAAGTTCTCTTCCAAAGCCGCCGAGAAAGCTTACCTTGCAGACCTCAAGGAGAAACACCTTGAACTGAAAGACGGCGAGCTGACCGGCTTCGACGAGTGGCACAAGGCTCAGCTCGAAGCAGATCCGACTGCGTTTCAGGCAGATAAGCCCACGCCCACATTCGCCAAGCCCGTCGGCCAGGGCGGCGCACCGGCGGCAAAGAGCAAGGGCGCAATGTACGCGCAGCAGTTCAACGCGCAGTTTGCGCAGACACCAAACAAGGAGTGATTTGAAAAATGTCTATCGTTGTAAACACAAAAGCAGAAGTCAGGCCGAATTTCCTCGAAAGCGAAGTCGGCCTCGTCCTGAAAACCCGTGAAATCCCCGCGTCGATGGGCGTGCAGGACGGCAAATACAAGATCGTCAAGGCCGGTACGCCGTTTCCGTCCGACAACTCGAACGCCGTCGGCATCGTGTTTGAGGATATCGATGTGACGGACGGCAATATGCCCGGCTCCGTGATGGTCGCGGGCCGTGTGCTGGCAGACCGCCTGTCGCTGGCCTCCGCAGCAAAGACCGCGCTGTCCGGCAAGGGCTTCACATTTGTTGACGCGCCGGAGATCACGCGCGGCTATACCGTGACATACGACAAAAACGACGGCAGCGGCACGCCGCCCGTCGACGAGAACGTCTACACAGAGGGCTCCTATGCCGACGTCTCGACCGAATACCCGTTGACCAAGAGCGGCAACACCCAGACCGGCTGGAGCACGTCTAAGGGCGGCGCTGCCGTCTCCAAGGTCGAAATGACCGGCAATGTGACCCTGTACCCCGTGTGGACTACACCCTAAAGAAGGAGGAAAAACACCATGCCTGACATTCTTGAACTGATTTCCGACGCTGACCGTCTGGATTTCTCGCAGAACATTTCCGTCGCGCGCCCGGCCTACCTCGGAGACCGGCTGTTCCCGGATCAGAAAACCGAAAGCCTCAAGGCCGAGTACCTGCGCCTCGCAAACGGCGCACAGATCCCCACGATGGCGACCGTCCACGCCTTTGACACCGAGGCAGAGATCGCCACGCGCCCCGCGCTCGAAAAGACCGAGGTTGAGAAGCTGTTTATCAAGCGCAAGATCAACCAGTCCGAGCGGGTGCAGCTGCTCAACGAAAACGGCGTATACGCTGACAACGCCATTGTGAGCTACGTCTTCGACGATATGCGCCTGATGGCCGATGCGGTCAAGGTCAGAACCGAGGTCGCGAAAATGGAAGTTATCGCGACCGGCAAGATGACCATCAAGGAAAACAATCTCAACATGACCGTCGATTACGGCGTTCCGTCCGCAAACATCGGCTTCAAGATCGACTTCGGCGCAGACGCTGATATCATCGGCCAGCTTCAGGCCATCGCAGATCAGGCGGCGGCATCCGGCCACGCGCTGAGCGAAATGGTCGTCGGTACGAAGATCCTGCGTAAGCTCGCGTCCAACAAGGGCATTCAGACCCTCGTGTACGGCACGGTCGGCGCTGGTACATATGTCACCACCGAGAAACTGCGCAGCCTCTTTACCGAGCTGTTCGGCTTCGGCCAGATCACGACCAACGACCAGCGCTATAAGGCGCAGGCTGCAAATGGCACGGAAAAGACGTACCGCTTCTTCCCGGAGGACAAGGTTGCATTCCTGTCCAATGGTACGGCCAATTCCTTCGGCGTTGGCCTGTGGGGCGTGACGCCGGAAGAAAAGGGCTATGGTCCGTACACCGACAAGAGTGCGCAGCAGTATATCACCATTACCCAGTGGGAAACGCCAGACCCGAAGACCACCTGGACAAAGGCAAGCGGCCTGTTTATCCCGGTCGTGCCCGATCCTTACGGCCTGTTCATCGGCGCGGACGTCAGCAAGTAAAATCGAGCCTCCGCGCCTGCGTGACGGGTGCGGAGGCTGACCGGAAGGAGGGCGCAGCATGATCTACGCCGATTATGAGTTTTACGCGACCGTGTACCGTGGGACGGCGCTGGATGAAGAGCAATTTTGCGGCCTCGCCCGCAAGGCATCGGCTTACGTCGACTACATCACCATGAGCCGCGCGCGCTCCGCCGCCGGGGACAAGCTCGAAGCCGTCCAGAACTGCGTCTGTGCGCTGGCCGAGCTGGAGCAGGACGCTGGGAAGCTGGACAGTCTCGTCTACACGACCGACAGGCCCGTATCAAGCGAGACGGTCGGCGGCTGGTCGCGAAGCTTTGGTTCACGAAATCTGTCCCAGGCAGATATACAGCGGACAGAGACGCGCCGCCGTGAGATCGTGCTGGCGTACCTCGGGCCGACCGGATTACTCAAAGCGAGGGGGTATGGGCCGTGTCCATGTTCCCCCACACCGTAACCATCTACAACGTCTCGCAGGAGACAGACCCGGCGACATTCAAGGACGTGGAGAAAACCTACATCACCGTCCTGCGCGGCGTTCTGCTGGAAGCCTCCAAGGCGGCCAACGTCCGCCAGAGCGGGCTTGAGGGCGCGGATGCGGTGAATCTGTACATTCCGTTCTCTACGGTTGCTGTAGACGGCGTGACGGGCGCAGAAAAGCGCTACGTCGGCCCGCAAGAATTCTGGCGTGCAACTGATAAAAGCGGAATCTGGACGCTCTCCACGGACGGCAACGGCGGAACGACATTCTTTATCAAGGGTGAAGTCGTGGAGCCGGACAAGACCGAGCAGGCGCTTGAAATGCTCTATGACGACGTTTACAAGGTCACAAAGGTCGATATGAAGGACTTTGGAAGCCAGGACATGAGACACTTCGAAGTCGGAGGGGCCTAATATGCTGAAATTCAGCGTAAAGGCAGACGGCTTTGATGAATTGCATGAGGCAATCGCGCAGGCGTGTACCAAAGCGGAGCATATTGTCGCACTTCAGGCAAGAAAGGACACAGCCCCGTATGTGCCATTCTTGACCGGTTCCCTCGACCGCAGAACACAGGTGGAAGGGAATGCGATCATCTATCCCGGCCCATACGCAAGGTTCCTGTACTACGGGAAAGTCATGGTAGACCCGGAGACCGGAAGCACCTACGCGCCGAAAGGCGGGACAAAGGTACTGACCGACAAAAATCTTGTGTTCAACACGTCAGGACACAATCAGGCGCAATCGCATTGGTTCGAGGCGTCAAAGGCTGAAAATCTTGATAAATGGCTTCGTGTAGCGGACAAGGCGGTGAAGAATGGACGCTGAAAAGCAAAAAAGGCTGGTATCTGCGGAGGAAGAACAGGATATCTCCCGAAAGATGATGATCTGGGCAAATTCCTTCTCGGACGACGACATACCGGCCGCAACGATTAATTATGAATTCCTCGCCGCCGACTCGGCGAGTATGGCCCTGTCCACCATTCAGGGCGCGTACATCACACGAAAATTCATCCTCGGAGGGCACGAGGCGGAATATCAATTCAAGATTATCGCCCGCATCAAGCCCGGAAACAGCAACGACAAGCGCCTGAAATGCGACGCCATGCTGAACCGCTTCGGGGATTGGGCCATGCAGAACCCGCCGGATTTGGGCGACGGGATGCGCGTCCGGCGCATGGAAGCTGTCAGCCGCTCGGCCCTGTTCGCCCGGTATGAGGACGGCACAGAGGATCATCAAATTCTAATGAAACTGACATATGAGGTGATTTAACTATGGCAGAAGTTACTTTTAATACCACGGCCGGTCAGACCATCGACCGGGAGCTGCTGATTGCATATCTGAACACCGGCGAGTCCTCAACGCCCGCCTGGGCGCCGTTCGGCACTCGCGTCACAGACTCCAGCATGGAGTATGACTGGCAGGAGGATTCCAGCAAGGATATCCTTGGAACGACCAGAACCACCATGAAGAAACCGATTATCACGCAGAGCTTTGACCCGTGCGACCTTGACGCGGGCGATGCGGCGTTGAAGAAGATCTGGGATCTGGCGGTCAAGCAGCAGAACGCAGCTGCGCTGGCGAATCAGGACGTGCTGATCGTCCATCATTACGCAGGAACGGCCAAGACGGCAGTCTTCGCGGAGCGCTACGACGCGTCTATGGTCAAGCCGTCCAGCCTCGGCGGCGAGGGCGGCGGCTCGGTAGGTATGCCCATCGACGTGACGCTCGGCGGCAAACGCACGACCGGCACGGCGGCGGTTGGCGCCAACGGGGCTATTACCTTCACGCCAGACGCAGCGTAAGGAGGAATCGCAATGCCTGAAATCAAATTTGAAACCGGTATCGTATCGTTCAAGCTGAACGACGCGGCGGAAGTCTCCTTCAACCCGACCGACAGCGCATTTGTCGAACAGATCTTCAACACCTTTGACGAGCTGGACAGGAAGCAGGAGGCGTATAAGGCCGAAGTCGACCACTGCGCGGACAAGAAGGAGATTTTCGCCATTGCCCGCCGCCGCGACGCGGAAATGCGGGACATGATCGACGGCCTGTTTGCCAAGCCTGTCTGCGCAGACCTGTTCGGCACTATGAACGTCTACGCGCTGGCCGACGGCCTGCCAGTCTGGTGCAATCTCATGCTGGCCGTGATCGATCAGATCGACACGAGCTTCGCGGCAGAGCAGAAGAAGACCAACCCGAGGATTGCGAAATATACAGATAGATGGAAAACGCGCAGGCCTCCTGTTCGCGAAATATATTGATAGATGGGGAAAGTGATCTATTCCCTGCCGACCTCTGTTGAGGTCGACGGAACAGAATACGCGATCCAATCTGATTACCGCGCAATCCTCGATATCCTCGTAGCCCTGACAGACAGGGAACTGGACGAGCGGGATAAGGCGGAAGCGGCGCTGACCATCTTCTATCCCGACTTCGAAGAAATGCCCGTCAGCGACTATCAGGAAGCCCTGAACCAGTGCTTCCGCTTCATCGACCACGGGCAGGAGAATCGAGAGAAGAGAAAGCAGCCAGAGATCATGTCATGGGCGCAGGACTTTGATCTCTATATTGCGCCTATCAACCGAATCGCGGGCTGCGAGGTCAGGGCGCTGGAATACCTGCATTGGTATTCGTTTCTATCGTACTATCAAGAAATCGGAGATTGCCTGTATGCACAGGTGGTTTCTATCCGCGATAAAAAGGCCAGAGGGAAGAGCCTCGACAAACAGGAGAGGGATTTCTACCGGCGCAACCGGGATATCGTCGATCTGAAGACAACATACTCGGAGGCCGAAGCCGACCTGCTTGCCGTATGGGGAGTCGGGACAAAAAACAGCCGCCCCGGTTAAGGGGCGGCAGCAGGAAAAACTTATTTTTTATACTCGAAAACGATTTCGCTACCCCAGAAGCTTGGAGAGAATCGAATCTCGATCTCACTCCAATCCTGCGGCGCTTCATATCCGACGACACCTTTCATTTTCTTCCCGGCGGCAATCGTGCCGTCAAGCTGCGGCTCGTCGGAACTCATCATCGCGGTGAGGCTGAGGCTGGTTGTATAGCCATCAATGTAGCTTTCGAATGAAAGCATGGTGCTGGACGCAATATCGCGGGATGAATTGTTTTCGATCTCGAATTCGCACAGAACAAAGACCTTTCCATCATCCGGCGAGACGTAATTTTGGCCGGAATTCTCGGTAACACTGAGCAACGTGACCGCCACGCCGTCTAGAACGACCTGGTCCCCAACGCCAAATGTTTCAGGCCCGGAATCGGATTGCTGCGGCGGCTGCTGCGAAGAAGAAACTGAGGTTCCGACCTTTCCCGGCTTGGAGGACGATCCGCAGGAAGCAAAGGCCGCGCCAATAAAGACGAAAAGACAGAGGAATACGATTAAAGCCGTCAGGCAGCCGCTGGGGCGTTTCGCCTGCTTTTTGGTTTTTAGCCCGCCAACAACGTCAACGCGGTTCGAGGCGTTAATCTTGATGGTAAAAAACGCATTCTGTTGCCCTTCGGCAATGGTAAAGGATATGGTTTTATCCAGACGGCGATACCGGTAAAAAGAAAGTTCGTGCTGGCCCGGAGCGGCCACGGCTCGAAGTTCTTCACCGTTTTTCAGCGTGCCGACATCACAGCCATCCAATGCAACGCCGACGGTCAGGCCAGAACCGTAAAAAGAATTGTCCCGGCTGATTTGGATAATGCAATCACTCATATTTCTTCCCTCCTTACTTGGAAGATAACACAAATAATAACAAAAATCAACCGAAAAGGTGGTGAAAATATGGCAGATGGGAAAATTGTGATCGCCGTCGACACGGACGCGAAAAAGGCACAGAAAGAGCTGGATACGCTGTCTGCGAAAATCGACAAGATGGAAGCCAAGCTAAACGAGGATACCGGAACGCAGAGCGGGCTTAAAAAGGAGCTGGACGCTGCGCTTCAGTCCGCAAAGCAGACGGAAGACGCGCTGAAATCGCTCCGCTCGGAGGCTGACCGCCTAAAGGGCATCACATCCGGAAACGCTTCGGCTAATCCAGCGGAGTACATAGACGCTTATTCTCGACAGGCGGAGGTTGCTGCACAAATCAAAGAGCAGGAACAGCTGCTGGTGCAGCAAAACAAAACGGCGGAAAAGCTCGGGAGTCAATATGCAAAGATCACCGACAAGGTGATAACCCAGACCGATGCGCTTGACGCTGCAAAGACCAAAGCCGGTGAGCTGGTGCAGCAGATCACGAACGCCAGCGGAGCCTCGGCTAAAATGGCGGAGGTATCGGCGAGCGTCGAAAAGAGCATGAACAAATTCGGAAGAAGATTAAGCGGGGTACTAAGGAGCGCGCTGATCTTTACCGTCCTGTCCCGCGGCCTTTCCCAGCTGCGCAGCTGGCTTAGCGAGACGATCAAGAAAAGCGACGAAGCGCGCGCGGCAGTTGCCAGGCTGAAGGGCGCTCTGCTCACGCTTGCGCAGCCAATCATGAAGGTGGTTATTCCTGCTTTTATCCTTCTTGTGAACGTGCTGACTCGAATTGTAAACGCGCTTGCAACACTGGTTTCGAAGCTGTTCGGAACGTCTTTTCCGAAATCTGCGGCGGAAGCCGCTGCGGCATATGGAGACGAGGCGGAAGCAATCTCCGATGTGGGAGACGCAGCAAAAAAAGCAGGGAAAAGCATGGCGTCGTTTGACGAAATCAACCAGCTTTCGAATGATTCCGGAAGCAGCGGCGGCGCAGGAGCGGGTGGCGGAATCGGATCCGATACGATAGCACCCGATTTCAGCGCCATGATAAAGGATCAGCTGACATCAATTACAGAATTGTTTGTGGGCGCGGCATTGCTTGCGCTTGGCGCAATTCTCACGTTCAGCGGCGCGAACATCCCGCTTGGAATAGCGCTTATGGCAGTTGGCGCGCTGGCGGTGTGGGACGCGGTAAGCAATCACTGGGGAGAAATCGCTGGAATCCTGCAAGGGCAAGTCGGACTTATCACGGCGATTGTAAGTACTGCCTTGCTTGCAATCGGCGCGCTCCTTGTCTTTTCTGGCGCAAACATTCCGCTTGGCCTCGGACTGATGATCGCCGGTGCGGTCGGCCTTGCGGCCACTGTGGCGGCAAACTGGGGCTCAATTACAGAAGCGCTGCAAGGGCCCATCGGAATCATTACGGCAATCGTAAGCGGGGCGCTGCTTGTTGTCGGCGCGATCTTAGCGTTCAGCGGCGCAAACATTCCTATCGGCATTGGGCTGATGGCGGCCGGGGCGGTCGGTCTCGCTGCGGTAGCGGCTGTTAACTGGGACACGATCACGGCGGCCCTGCGGGGCCCTGTCGGAAATATTGTAGCGATCGTGGGTGCGGCATTGCTTGCGCTTGGCGCAATTCTCGCATTCAGCGGTGCGAATCTGCCGCTCGGTATCGGGCTGATGGTTGCAGGAGCGGCAGGGCTTGCAGCAACAGCAACTATCAACTGGGATACGATCAAAACAAAACTGCAAGGGCCGATAGGGAAGATCACCGCGATTGTCAGTGCGGCGCTGCTTGCGGTCGGTGCGATCCTTGCATTTACAGGCGCAAGCCTTCCGCTTGGAATCGGGCTGATGGCTGCGGGCGCAATCGGACTTGCAGCAACGGCGGCTGTCAACTGGAATACGATTCAGGAAAAAATGAAAGGGCCGCTTGGCAAAATTACTGCAATCGTTGGCGGCGCGCTCCTTGCGCTTGGCGCGGTTCTCCTGTTCACAGGTGCAGGAATTCCGCTCGGGCTTGGACTTCTCGCAGCGGGCGGCGTAAGCCTGGCTGCGGCTATTGCGCCGAACTGGGATTTTATTGTCAGCAAGGTAAAAGATTGCTGGGGCAAAATCAAAGATTTCTGGAAGAAGAACATTGCGCCTGTATTCACAGGCGAATGGTGGGCCAATCTTGCGAAAAACGCCATGAACGGCCTGATTGCCGAAATCGAGAGTGGGATCAATCGCGCGCTTGGCGGTTTGGGCGGCCTTGTGAACGGGGCGATTAGGCTGCTGAACAAGGTTCCGGGCGTAGACATTGGAAATGTAAGCTGGGGAAATGTCCAACTCCCCCGCCTAGCCTCCGGCGCGGTCATCCCGCCGAACCGGGAGTTTATGGCTGTGCTGGGAGACCAGAAAAGCGGAACGAATATCGAAACGCCGCTTGCCACAATGGTGCAGGCGTTCAAGCAGGCCATGAACGAAACGGGCGGCATGGGCGGCAGACAGATCACGGTTGTTATGCAGCTCGACCACAGAGAACTTGGACGCGCGGTGTATAACCTTAACAACGAGGAAACACAGCGCGTCGGAGTGAAGCTTGCGGGGGTGAAGGCATGACAAGCATTTTGAGCCTTGACGGCAAGGAGTATCCGAATCTGCATGTTGTGAGCCTAAAGCGTTCGTTTTCCGTCCTCGACGGCGATAACGCGGGCCGCGTGATGACCGGCGCGATGACGCGCGACATTATCGGTACATTTTACAATTACAGTTTGGAGATCGATCCTGTTTCGTCTGATCTTGCAGAATATGATGCGTTTTACGAGAACATTTCCGCGCCGGTCGATAGCCACGTTCTGACTGTCCCGTATGCGCAATCTGTTTTGACGTTTGATGCCTATGTGGCAAACGGAGAAGATGAACTTGTATCAAGATACGGCGATAGGAGCGAATGGCAGAACTTATCGATTAACTTTGTTGCAATGAAACCGAAGAGGGTTCCGGTATGAGCGTTCGAGTGATTTATGAGGACGTTGCGGTAGGCGCGGCGGAGGCGGCCAGCGTGGCGAGCACCGCTGCGAAGCCCTTCTCCGACCTTCCGGAACTGCCGTATGGCACAGAGCCGGTGATCGTCGCAACAAACGAGCTGAACCAGTGGGTGCTGGACGGCTCCCGCCCGATCCTCACGACCGAGCGGGCAGCGTTCTGGTCTTCGGCTCCGAGCAAAGCGGACTGCACCTTTGACGCGAACCCGACGCTGACTATCACGCTGGACGGCACGTTCGCAAGCTCCGGAATTTACCTCTATTTTGACGGTGGCACCGGCGACTATTGCAGCGCCCTGACCATGACGTGGTACAACGGCGAGACAATCGTCGCGTCGCAGGACTTCACGCCGACCGGCCAAAAGTATTTCTGCGCCAAGCCAGTCACGGGCTACAACAAGCTCGTGATTGAGCTGAAAAAGACGAGCCTGCCGTACCGCTATGCGAAGCTCCGACAGATATTCTTCGGCATCGTCCGGGAATTCGAGCGGGAGGATCTGCGCAGCGTCAACGTCACCGAGGGTGTCAGCGTGATCTCCGACGACGTGGAGATCAATACGCTGGATTTCACGCTCGACAACTCAGACGATATTGACTTCATTTTTCAGGAGAAGCAGCCCGTCAGCGCCTACGACGGTGCAAAGCTGATCGGCGTCTTTTACATCAAGAGCTCGTCCCGGTCGAGCGAACGGCTCTATGATGTATCCTGCCAGGACGCGCTTGGCATTCTGGACGACGAGCCCTTCGCGGCGGCGGTCTACAGCAGCAAAAACGCGAAGGAGCTGATAACCTCGATTCTCGGCACGCACTTCTCGCTGGACTTCGACCCTGCACTGGAAGACGAGACCGTAACCGGCTATATCCCGGACTGCACGAAACGAGAAGCGCTGCAACAGATCGTTTTCGCGCTTCGTGCGACCATTGACACAAGCGCGTCGCGTGGCGTGCGCGTCCGGAGGCTCACAGCAGCCGCTCCTGCCATGATCCCACTTGACCGGACATACACGGGCGGCAGCGTGGAAACGGCGGCAGTGGTCACGGAGATCCGCGTGACGGCACACAGCTATTCGACGTCCGGAAGCGGAGAGAGCGTGGA